CGTTCAGGATGCCGGTCTTCAGCTTCTTGCGCTTGATCCACCGCTCGACCTTCGTCGTGTGCAGCTCCCCCGTGATGTGCCGGGCGCGCTCGCCAACCTCCTTGTTCAGCCGATCGGTGTAGGTGTTGGCGGTGTGGTCCACTTGGACCGTCTGGCGCGCGTACCAGTGGACCACCGCCTCGTCGAAGGTGAACGCGCGGCAGCCCGCCGTCACCCAGACGTAGCCCTTGTAGGCGAACAGCACGAGACGGTAGCCGCCGGTGGCGGTCGGCCCGAGGTCCAGCACGTTGGCCTTGTTCTTGACGAACTTGGCCGTCGGCCGCTTCCATCGGCCGGCTTGATCGATCGGTTCCTTGTCGACGACGTATTGATCGTAGGCCTCGTTCAAGAGGTGCACCATGACGCGCGGCGTGAGATTGAGTTTTCGCATTGCAGCTAGTTCTTTCAGTTGTGCGAACCTGTTCGGGTAACGATGCCCGTCGAGGTCGCATGTTTATGGAGTACGCACACACGAAGGGCCGGTGGAGAACTAACCCCACCGGCCCCCTTCATCGCCAGCTAGTACGTTGGGGGAACTAGCCGCGCGACGAATAGTTGGCGACGCCCATCGCCAGCGGAGCGCGCAGCGCCCGCAACTCGGCCTGCGCCTTCTCGGCCTTCTGGGCGGCCTTCTCGGCCTTGCGCTCGGCGGCTTCCTGCTGCTTGCGCTGCTTGGACGTGCCACCGAGTTCCTCGATGCGGGCATCGCACTCGGCGGTGATCCGCTCCAGCACGCGCTGCGTCTCTTCGGACGGCGGCGTGTCGGTGTCCTCGATCAGCGCCTGCGCCCGATCGCGCAGAGCGCCGAGCTTGTCGACCTCCAACGCTTCGTCACGCGGCTTGGGCATGACGGCGGCGATGATGTCGTCGTCGCTCAGCGGCTGCTCGGGCGTGTTCAGCTGCTGGCGCGCGGCCGACAGGTAGCAGTCGACGACCGACTTGCTCAGCGGCTTGTCGCCGTTGGCCTTGGTCGCTTCCTTGATCGCGTGACCCACGCGGTACAGGATTTGCTCGCCGCCGCCGTCCTTCAGCGGCAGCTGCCCCAGCTTGATCATGGTCTTGATCTTGCTGATCTGCTGCGGAGCCGACGACTGCTTGACGACGGCGATGCCCTTGCTCTTGGCGACGTTGCGCTGGTACGCCTCGTGCAGGGCGGTCGCGTCGTCTTCCTTGACGGCCCCCAGCATGGCGGCCTGCGTCACGCGCAGCATGAAGGACGGCCGGGCGTTGGCACCCTTGCCCTCCTGCTGGCCGAACGCCGCCACTTCCTTCATGAAGGTCGCGAGCGAGAACGGCTCTTCCGGTTGGTTACCCGACGGGGCAACCGGCGGCGGAGTGGGCGCGACGACGATGGCGGCGGCCATCGGCGAGGGAGCCACGGGCTGCTGCGTGGCGGGCGTGACCTGCGCGGGCACGGCGGCCGGGATCGGCACATCTCCCTTCGGATCGAAGGTCGGGAGGGCCTCGACGGTCACCGCCGCCGGAGCCATTTCGAGGTCGGGCGCAACGACGCCCACTGAGGCGAACGCCTCGGACAGAGAACCACTCATTTGCAAACTCCTATTGTTGCGTTGAATGTTTATGGAGACGAACGGTTACGCTACTCGTTAGGTTGCACGTTACCCGTGCTGGTCGGCCACCTCACCGTTCGCCGAGGCGAGGCGGTCGTACACATCGGCCGAAGAGAACTCCGGCAGATTGATGCGCGCCGTGACAGGCGACAGCATGTCGTTGACGATCGCGTCCGTGGTTGCGTTCCACCGGGCGCGCTCGGCAGCGAGACGCCGCTGGCTCACGTCATAGGACGGCACGGTGGCCCTGCATCCCGAGCGCAAGAACCTGCCGGTCGACGGCCCGTACTTCCACAGCACGATGCCCTTGCACTCGGGCGGCGAGCCAGCTTGCTCGCTCATGGCGACATCATCGATCGCGTCGAGGACATGGTCGAGCGTTGCTCCACTGCAGACGAAGTCATCGATGACGATGTACCCCCGCACGATGCCGTCACCGACGACGCGCTTGTTGTCGTGCGCGCTGTCGTTGTGCTTGCGAATGATCAGCACGTTCAACCCGGTGAGGTAACCCACGGGCCACGCGATCGACTGCCCCGACGCACCACAGCACGCGATGTGCGTGATGCTCGGGTCTTTCGCGACCAGTTCCTTGACCACCTCGACGGTGCTGTCGACGTATTGCTTGAGGTACTTCGCCTCACACTGCGAGTGGTAGTCGTTCGTTGCTGCCCACATGGTTACCCCCACATCTTGGCGATGTAGCGAACCGCGCCGCGCGTCGCCTTGTAGGCGAACCACAGGCACACGCACGCGCAGACGTAGAGCAGCACGAGGAAGCTGCCCCACATCATGTCGCTGGCGATCAAATCCCAAGGAATAGCGTGATCCACGTCGCACCTCCTAGCAGAAGCCCCTCCCAACAAGGGGCTTGTGACAAGAGACGCTCAGGGGGATGGCGTGCGCGAGTTCTAAACCCGGACGCCATCCCCCGACGTTACCTTAAGAGGCAACGCCGCGCGTGTGGTCTTGTAGTGACTGACTTCCGCTCGCGTATGTTGCTCCCGCTGTGACCGGCCTCTCCTGTAAGCGGCTAGGTTGTTCCGTGTCGACGGGTGGCGTGCGCGACGATTTGATAGGTTACGCGCGTTTATGGAGAACGCACGTTACCCCGCCGCTCATGGACGGGGAGCCGCTACCCTCTGGCGCGGCGCGCGGGGCTGGTTACCGCTATAGGCCTTCGTACTGATCAGCATCCCTGCTGCCGTTACCTCCTAGGTTAGTCGGCGAGGCGCACGAGCGCGTCACCAAACATGTGATCGAACCGCGCGAGTTCCTCGCTGTTGAGGGTCAGCGTGCCCGTGCCCTCGACGAAGTCCTTGGCCTCACGCAGGCCGATGTTGTAGGACGCATACGCGCCGCCCTCGACGTTGAGCCGCGTTCCGCTGGCGCGCACGGCCTTGATCACGGTGATCTTGTGCGCCATCGCGTAGGTCACCCCGGCATCGTTGCCGTAGCGTTCCTTGTCGTACGGCATCCTGCACACCGTCTCCTTCATGGCGCGCAGCATGAAGCGACCCGGCAGGCGCTGCTCGCTCTGCGCGGCGAGCTTGACCTTGGGCTTACGCGGCTTGGGCTGCACGCCCCGGAAGTACCGCACGAGCGCGCCGCGCGGCACGGTATCCAGCACCTCGCGATCGCTCAACCCGAGCAGGTCCGCGCCCCGGATCAGGCACTGCACGCCCCGCCGGAAGTTGCGATGCTCGATCGCCGTCATGAACTCACGTTCGTCCCAATCGCTACGCATTGCCGTCGTCCTCCTGTGGCTGCTCGATACGCACGTCGAAACCGTGATCCTTAAGGTACTGCTGCTCGGGTGTGAGCGGCTGCCCTGCAGGCACGGTGATGAACTCAGGTGTGGTGTCCTCGCCCGCCTTCACCGGCAGCACCGGCTTCAGCTTGGCGTACTCCAATTGCCGCGCGTGGTACCGGAGCGCGAGCGTCGACGCACTGCCATCGTTGGCAGGCATGTTTATGGAGGGCGCTGTCACCTCGGCAGCGAGCGACACCGGATCGAACTTACCCTGCCGGGCAACCCGATGCTTCTTGCGGAGGGTGGCGTGCGCCGCTTTCCTGACAGCGTTCACCGACCCGTAGTGTTCGAACCGTCGATTGCGTTCCTCATGGTCGCGCACCGACGCCATCCAATGCTGCCTGTCTGCTGCAGACCTACTGCAATTCAGGCAAGCGTATGGCCCTACTTTGCGTAGGGTTTCTCGCATCTTCTCGGCGTGTTCCAGCGGCACGTCGCGCCGCGTCCCCTTGGGATAGTGGCGCAGGACCACGAACTCGAAATCCTTGCGCTCGGTATAGGTCGCACGGAACGCCGCGTTCAGCTTACCCGTGTCGGTCAACACCGGCCGCAGTCGCGCGAGCCGCGTGCGCCAGAGCGCAACGGCAGCGTCGAGCGACGTCGCAAACCCGATATAGGTACGTTGCGTCGGCACATGACGCACGGCGTACAGCGCCCACGTTTGGCGCTTGTCGTCAAAAGGCGCATTTGACAGCGCGGGCGGACGCACCGCTCTCAGAATTTCGAGCGTGTCCGCGTCTAGATTTGACGACTGCATGGCGCACCTATCGCGTGTTACGGTCAAAAGTGACCGCGCTTTTGATAACGTCGAATAGGTTAGATGATGCCACATCGCCTTGTCAAAGGCGATTTGACTATTTTATAGTTAGAGGGATCAATAGGTTACCTACATGGACCCCTTGTTTTGAACAGTTTTCCAAACAAGAGGCCGGACCCAATGCCCACTGCGGACGTGTTTATGGAGCGTGGCGAAACGTCTCCTGCAGGGGAGGGCCTCAGACTTTGGGATCACTTGTTCATTTTTATTAAATCTAATAGGTATAGTAGCTAACCTATCTGCAGGCCTACACTTTTGACGTCTGTTTTTTTTTGACGTTAAGGTGATATATCCTGCGGCCTAAGCAACCTATTGAAACCCCCCAACATTTGACAGGAATTGTGGTTCTGTCAAAAGCTGGGAGGCTTGGATAGGTTACCCTTGCGGGTTTAGCCCTCCTTCCCGGCGCTGATCAGGCCGTGACGCAGGTTCAGCTTGCCGTACTCGCCGAGCGCAACCATGCGCGCCCGGATGCGCGCCTCCAAGCGCGCGGCGATGAACGACGGCACCTTGGGCCGGAACGCCTCGGCCTTCTTGCGGGAGAGTTCCCGCACGGCGTCGTCATCTTCGTAGGCGCGCTTCTCAGCGTTGGCGTTGGCCCGCTTGCGCGCGACGCGGATACGCTCCGCGTCCTTGGCGACCATCGCGTTACCCGACGGCGCGAGCCTAGCGATTGCGTGCGACATAGAACGACCCTCCCACGTTACCCACGCGCCAGAACCAGATGCCGCCCACCTTGCGCGCGTGGGGGATGAAGCGGCGCAGCGCACGCAGACGGACTACGAGCGCGTGTTTATGGAGCGCGCGAGCGTGCGCGTCCGCGATGGCAATCGACATAGTCATTACCCTCCGGGTTTGAGACTGCCACCTATCGCTAGGTGGCAGGCCGAAACCTAGAAGCCAGCGCGGGCAGCCCGCGCCAACATACGCTCGCGGCGGTTCTTCTTCCCGGTCAGAGGGCGGTTGGCGAACGCGCGCTCGCGACGGACGATCATCTCGCCCGCGTCGTGGCGCTCGGCCATCTTGCGCGGCTCGGGAGCGTGCGCCTTAGCCAGCGCCTTACCCTTGGCGCGCGGCGCGGTAGCGGAGTACTCGCGCTTGGCGTCGTCGACCACATCGAGCGCGATGCGGTTCGAGAGCGCGACCGTCGTGCGGGTCGCGTCCTTGGCGCTCGCGATGCGTTCCTTGTCGAGCATCGCGAGATACGGAACGGTCGCGCGGAAGGCGCGATACGCCTCGATGTGGGCGATCATGGTTACCCCTTCAGGTACGGGTTGCGAGTGACCTTGCGCGCGTCGGCCGCGCGGACCAGCTTGGAGGCGTAGGACACCACACACTCGACGCCATCGATGGTGGCGACCTTGGGCGTGTAGGTGAAGCGCGCCTGATCGATGATGCGCGAGCGGATGGTGTCGCGATCGTAGATCGACGTGGAGGCGAAGGACTTGGACGTCTTGGGCATGATAGACCCCTTTCTCGGAAGCCCCCCGCCCGCGTGACACGGCACGCTTTGAGCATTACCTAGCGGGGGGCTTGCGAGAAAGACTAGGCGGCAGCACGCTTCACCAAACCTAAGGCGGGCGTGTGGTTCTGACACCTAGCAATCTCGGCCGGGGGACGTCCCTTCCCGCTCAGCATGATGCGATAGGTTGCATCAGCTAGCGGGGGCACTACGCGACGGCGAATGACCTTGTCGGGTCAACCGCCCCCCTAGTCGACCCCCGGCAGCAGCGACGCCTCGGTGGCCCTAGTCGTGTCCCTCGCTTTCGAGGGTACTCCCGCATGGACCTTTCGGCACTCCATGTCCGGGCTTCTCCGACGCCTAATATAAAACGTCTGCCCGTACCCCCCGGGGTAAATGGACGGGGGAGGGGGCCTCCGCCCGGTTCGTTTTAGGGGTCCCAGAAATATGTATTGCCAAAAAACAGCTTATACCTATATAATGTTTTCACACACCCACCCCCGGACGTCGTTACCCCCAAATGCCCACGCCCGCTCACCCCGGTCCGCCGCTGACGCTGCACGATAGGTTCATGGCCCTCTGTATGCCGGAACCTAACTCAGGCTGCTGGCTGTGGCTGGGCTTCATGCGTAACCGCAAGAATAACCCCCACGGGGTAATCTGGGTCGACCACGCCACGTCGCACGACACGGCCCACCGTGTCGCGTGGACCCTGTTCAAGGGCGACTACAAAAGCATCCGGGGTAAGCACCTCCACCACACTTGCGGGAACTACGGCTGCGTGAACCCTTCCCACCTCGCCATAGGTAGCTCGCGCAAGGGTAAGCCGGTTGCCTCGCTCGTGGCCTACAACAAGGCCCGCGCTGCCGCTCGACAAGCTGCCCGCACCGCACCGTCGCTGTGCGAGAAACTCAACTCCCTCCACCGCAAGAAGGCTGCATAGGTCATGACCGAGATAATCAACGTCAACGTCAAGCGCCCCCTGCTGGGGCCGCGAGGCGAACTCCTGAAGATCGTCGACGGCAGCGTGAAGTCGCAGTCCGAGGCGCGCGTCGAGCAGGCCGAGAAGGACAAGCAGCTGGGCGACACGGTCAAGCTGCAGCTGCTGATCGGCCGCATCGAGAAGGCCGTGGGGCGCAACGTCGACCAGCGCCTGCTGATCGCGGCTTGCGCTGTCGTGGCGGCGAAGGCGATCAAGCACTCTCCTCTGCACAAGCACGGCCTGATCCTGTCGCACATGGGTGCGGGCGTGCAGGCGGCGCTGTGGGGGTCGTACAGCGACGAAGAGCGGGCCACGATTGCCGAGGCCCAGCGCAAGGCGGAAGCCGAGGCGGCGGCAGCGGCCGGTGACGCCATCGTGGAAGTGCTGTCCGCCGGGGAGGGCGAAGCCGATGCCTGACAAGGACAACTCGGAGCGCATCGTCAGCGCGGTCTGGGACATCGAGCATCCCAACTTCGACCGCGAGAAGTCGCTCGACGAACTGTTCGCGGTTGCGCGCCAGCAAGTCGCGGCGTTCCCCGGGGTCGACGTGCACATCCAGATCAGGCACCTCACCCCGATGCAGCGCCTGCGGATCAAAGAAATCATGGAGGGCCGGTCGTGACCCAACCACGCAAACTGATGGTGGCGGGCGAGCCGCCGAGACTGCCCGGCGTCTACGCGCTCGTCCTCGTGAAGGAAGGGCGCAACACGGCGTACGTCGGGACCTGTGCCGACATCCGGCATCGCCGGGCGATCTGGGAACACGCCTTCCGCAAGTGCGCCGCCTCTTCCAGCGCGCTCATGCCTGTGGACAACTTCCCCACGGACGTGCCCGCAGAAGAGTGGCGGTTCATGTTCTGGCCGCACGGCGAGAGCCGCGTGCAGGAGCAGGACGTGCGTGCGCTGCTCCAAGAGAAGGGCTTCACGCTCATCGAGAAGAAGCGCAACGCGAAGCAGGTCTTTACCTACCTAGGTAAGACAGGGTCGCTGGCCGAACTGGCCGCGCTCTACGGTGTTCCGTACCACCGCGCTCACTACCGCTGGAAGGCTGGCAAGACGATCGAGGAAATCCTGTCCCTCGATCGCGTGAAGCGCGTTACCCCCAAGCCCTCGGCGACGGAGCCGACTGCGGAACCCGGGAGTGAGGATGCACAGCCCGACCAAACAGGTAACGGCTGATCCAAGCGAACGTATTGCTCTCACAACCCAGACACGCGTACTGCAGCGCGTCGGCGACGTGAGAGTAATTGTTCTTCATCGGCCGCGCTTTATTCTCGCCCGTTGGGGAGAAAGCGTCTGGGCGAGAACGCTGGTAACGGTACCCACCTTTCAAGGCCCGTACGAGGTTTGGGCAGCGTTGACGGTCTATGACCAGCCCCGGCCCCATTGCTGTGAGCATCATCAGGAAGCTCTCGACCGCGTGGAGGCGAGCGTCGGGGTTGTTCGTGGGCGCGGGGACGGCGCTAAACCCATGCTCCTTGAGGACGTCAAACGAGTTCTTCTCGATGAGATTGTCTTTTGCGATGCCTGCCGGATCACCAATCACAATTACTGGACGCCCGAGGTAACGGGGGTGCGAGAGGGCAGGGCGGAGGTTATTTCGAAGATGAACGACCAAGCCCATGTCGTCGGCAGCCACTTCCTCCAGCACCAGCACCCGGCCGTTTGACGGCTGGCAGATCACCGCCCACGGGTCACGGCCAAAGTCCTGACCGATGATCAGCGGGCCGTACTGCGGCTCCAGATTGTCGACGACGTGCATGTTGTAGTTGAACGTCGACGCAAAGACAGCCGATCCCGACGGATCGATGCCGTACTGCGCGTGAACGTAACGGCGCACCCACGCCGGGCTGGGGTTGCGGGCCAGCCGCTCGTAGAACATGCGGCCTCGCGTGATGCGCGCAGGGTCGCTCTCGGGGAGCTTCAGCGTCTCGGGCGTCTGCAGCAGCCACTGGAGATTTTCCGCGCCCTCGGTCATGCCGCCCGGCTGCTTGAACACCTGCCAATCGGCGGGCGTCTCGATTTCCATGAGGTTGTACCACGCCGAGCCTTCCTCGGGCATGTTGGTGTCGGCGATGACGCCGAACCAAGTGCAGCCGCCCTCCGTCGCGCCGGGGTAACGACCGCAGCGACCGGAGATGGGAGGCACGAGGTCGGCGTTGATTTCGATGCACTCGGAAATCCAGCAGCCGGTCAGCTGCGACGACAGCAGGCGGCGCTGATCCTCGATGTTCTCCAACGGGACGAAAATCCACTCGCTGCGGATGTCGCCATGCTCGATGTAGATCGTGCTTTCGGACACCTTCCACGTCGCGATGCCCGGGAGGATCGACAGCACGTCCTTCAGCACGGTCTGCTTCAGCTGCTGCAACGTCTGTCGAACGATAGCGAACCGGGTGTGCCGGATGCCGTCGGGGCCGGGGGCCTGCTGCGCCGACCGCCGGTAGAGTTCCATGATGCAGCCGAACGTCTTGCCCGAGCCGACCGGGCCAGCGATCAGCCGGAAGAAGGCCTCGCTGACCATGAAGTCCGCCACGGTCTGCGGCGGGGTATAAACGATGTCGCTCATTTGTTACCCAGCGAAGAAATGACAGAGGCACCGAAGCGGAGTTCACCGTCGGACGGCGTGTTCGTGCCCGTCGGCTGCGGCGCGATCGGACCTATTCCAGCGCCCACGGTCCCGAGATTGGGTGCGAACGGCTGTGGTCCGGCGTCGATGACTTGAGAATTACCTTCCAAGGTAACATCCTTGGCGTTGTCGCCCGCCTTGGGGGCGTTCACGACGACCCGGGCATGGGGAAGATTGATAATCACGCGCGTACCCGCCGAGGGGCCGCCCCCACCGAAGTCGCCGTTGGGCTTCTCGGTACCCAGCCCGGCCAGCTTGACCAGCGTCTTGAGCAGATCGTTGCGGGTCTGCAGGCCTTGCGTGTCGTCGTGGAGCAGTTCGTCGGCCTTGGGCAGGAAGTCCTCGACGATGGCGGCGGCCTTGATTGCCACGCGCTGATCGGTCTGGGTTGGAGCCTCCCAGAGCGTCTTGTATTCGGAGTAATATTTCTGGAACTGAAGAGAGTTCACGATGCTTGTCTGGAACTCTTCCTGCGTGATCCCGTGGCAGGCGCAGATTTGGTCGAACGGAAGCATGTCGCGTGCGACTTCCATCGCAAAGCGGCTCATGCTCACGTCGTCCTTCAGCAGATGCGCGCACGGGTCGAGCGTCGCCGGGGGTTTGGCGGGCGCAGTGACCATTGCTTTTCCCTTCGATATGTAGCAACTTAGGATAAGGCAACAACATAGCGCGTTCAATGGCCGAAACTGCCGTCGTCCCTTCTCCGCCTCAGAGCGCCGCTGCGATCCCGTTCGTTTCGAACGCTCAGCTGACGCAACTGCAGACTGCTGCCGATCAGACGCAGGCCGAACAGGTGCGTCAGTCGCAGGAGATTTCGCCGGAACTGGAGACGGGCCTCGCGGGTTTCATCCGCACCGAGTACGACACGTTCAAGTCCCACCGCAACAGCGCCGCTGGCTGGTCGCTGCGGCTGCTCTACGCGCTTCGCACGTTCAACGGCCAGTACGATCCCGACCTGCTCGCCGAAATCCGCAAGTTCCGTGGCTCCGAGGCCTACATCCGCGTCACGTCGATGAAGTGCCGCGCCACGTCGAGCCTGCTTCGCGACGTCTACCTCAACACCGAGCGTCCGTGGGGCCTCAACGCGCCCGCCGACCCGGAAATCCCGATCGAGGCCCTGCAGGCTGTCCAGCGCAAGGTAATGATCGAGACGATCGATCAGGAGCGCCACGGGCAACCCGTCCCCGACGACCAGATCAACCAGCGCACGCAGCAGCTGTACGAGGCCGTGCGTGACGGCGTTCGCAAGAAGGCGGCTGCGCGCTGCCGAGTAGCCGAGGACAAGATCGACGACCTCTTGCAGCAGGGCGGTTTCTACCGCGCGCTTCAGGAGTTCCTCACCGATCTGCCGATCTTCCCGTTCGCGTGCATCAAGGGGCCGGTCGTCAAGATCAAGCCCAAGGTGGTGTGGACCGACGGCAAGCCGCACACGCAGAACCGGCCGATCATTACCTACCAGCGCATCTCGCCGTTCGATATGTGGTTTACCCCCGGGGTAAGCAACATTGAAGACGCGGCGGTGATCGAGCGCATCCGCTACACGCGCGCCGACATCGACGCGCTGCTCGACATCGACGGCTACAACCACGACGCCGTGCGCGCCGTACTGGAAGAGTACGGCCGTGGCGGCATGTCGGACGATTGGGACGTCGTCGATAGCACCCGCGCCGTGCTGGAGAACCGCGAGAACCCGCTGTGGAACCGCTCGCGCATGATCACCGGCTACGAGTATCACGGCAAGGTGCAGGGCTACATGGCCCTGTCGGCGGGCGTCGACCCCGAATTGATCCCCGACCCCGTGCGTGAGTACGCCATTCAGGCGTGGCTGATCGGGCGACACATCATCAAGGTGCAGCTGGCCCCGTCGTCCAGCCGCCGCCATCCCTACTACGTCACGAGCTTCGAAAAAGTCCCGGGCACCGTGGTGGGTAACGGCCTCCCCGACATCATGTCGGATATTCAGGACGGCGCGAACTCGACCTACCGCTCGCTCCTGAACAATCAGGCGATGGCCTCCGGCCCGCAGGTTGTCGTGATGGACGACCGGCTGGCGGGAACCGAGACGGGCGACGACATTTACCCGTGGAAGCGTTGGCACACGAACAGCGACCCGTTCGCGTCGAGCGCCGCGCAGAAGCCGATCGACTTCTTCCAGCCGAACGACAACAGCCAGCAGCTGCTCGCCACGCTGAACGCCCTATTCGCGTTGGGTGACGACGTGTCTGCCGTGCCGCGTTACCTGCAAGGGTCAAGCCCCGGCGCTGGCGCGGGCCGTACTGCTTCGGGCATGGCGATGCTCATGGGCAACGCCTCCAAAATCCTGCAGACCGTGGCGGCTAACATCGACGGCGACGTGATGGACCCGCTCCTGCACGGCTTGCTCGACCTGATCCTGCTGACCGACACCACGGACATCCTCGATGGCACCGAGAGCGTCGTCGTGAAGGGCGTTCAGGTGGCGATCCAGCGCGAGACGCAGCGCAGCCGCCAGCTGGAGTTCCTCCAGATCACGGCGAACCCGATCGACATGCAGATCATGGGCATCCCCGGCCGCGCGAAGGTGCTGGAGGCCGTGTCCAAGGACCTTGGTATCCCGGGCGACGACATCATCCCGAGCGCCGACCAGCTGGAGCAACAGCAGCAGGCGCAGCAGCAGGCACAGGAAGAGGCCGCTGCCAATGGACAGGAGCCGCCGCAGCCGGGCCAGAAGCCGGAAAGCCAGCCGGGGCAACCCAAGCCGCAGAACCCAGCCGGGTCCGCCGCGCCCAGCCCGGGCGGCGCTATGAACCAACCCGTGAGCCGTACGGCCTTGCGCGCAGGACCGCGCGTGAATGCCGTCGGCCGCCAGCGACAGGCGTAACATGGATCAGCTTTCGTTCGACGACCACGACGTGGACATCATGGGCCGAACCATCTGGGGCGAAGCCCGTGGTGAAACGGCCGAGGGCCAGACGGCCGTCGCTTGGGTGATCCGCAACCGAGCGGAGCGCGCTCAGTTCGCGGCGCATCAACACGGGATGCCCGGGGCGGTCGCGTTCGTGTGCCTGCGGCCGTACCAGTTCTCGTGCTGGAACGAGAGCGATCCGAACCGCGTGCTGTGCCTAACCCTACCGCGCATTCCCGGCGTCGAGGAAGGCCCGGTGTTCAAGCTCGCTCAACTCGTGCTGGCTGGGTCGATCGAAGACGTGACGCGCGGCGCGGATCACTACTGCGTCACCGACATGCCGGACCCGCCCGAATGGGCGAGCCAGTATCGCGCCGTTCGAGAAATCGGACGACACACTTTCTTTGACAGCCGTTCCCGGGTATAGTCCCCGGGAAGATTTACCGTGAAGGAGGCCATTATGGCGAAGGTACTGAGCAACGAGGGCAGCGCCAAGGGCGGCATGTTTGCCAAGGGCGGCGACACCCACATGCACAAGCAGAGCGGCGCGACCCCGCGCGACGCGGGCCAGACCGACGGCGTCGACGCTGGCAAGGGCAGCATGTTCGCGTCCGGCGGTAAGACGGGCATGGCCCCGAACCGTGGCTCGGTGGCCGCCGCGCCGGGTAAGACCTCGGCCTACTAATGGCCGGGAAGCTAACCTCGGGGGGTAAAATCCCCCGGGTTACGGTGGGTAAGGGGTCGCGGCAGGAGTTTCTCCCGTCGCGGCACGCCTTGAACACCTTGACCAAGGGCACGCCCTTCCAGCGTTCAGCGGGCTGGTACGCCAAGCTGACGCCCTCGGGGTTGGGTGCGCCTTCCACCTACGCTGCCATCCAGCAGATGGGTGAACCGGACGACACCGAGAAATAACCGCGCCCCCTCACGGTTACCCTCATGAGTGACGACAGTAAGCTGGTCACGTTTCGGCCGGATGACGCGGCGACGTACGTCTATCTGGCTACCGCGCTTCACGACGTGAAGTCGCGCATCCCTCCCGAAGTTTGGGTGAAGCTGATGTCTGCCCTTGGCAGCGTCGTCGATCACCACATCATCGGGGGGCTGGTGAACCAGAAAGAGCAGTCCACGCTTCCCCACTGGCAAGGCCGGGCCAAGGCCCTCGTCGTGCTGGCGGAGGTGTTCGACCGCTGCACGCCCATAGCCCAGCACTTTGCTGATCTGATCCAGCAGCAAAAGACCAAGGAGCAACAGAATGCCCACGCCCGGCAGTAACCTCCCGATCGACGAGAGCGTCATTCCGAGCGCCGTCAAGGCGAACGCCAGCAACGCCGACGCCCTGCAGGCCGCCTTCATCGCGCAGCTGAACGGCACCGCGCCCCCGGCCCCGCAGCCGGAAGTTCCGCAGCCGCAGCCGGAAACGCCCCCGGCCCCGCAGCCGCAGCCGCAGCCGCAGCCGGAAACGCCCCCGGCCCCG